TCACCGATTTTTGAGGAGCTTGACAAGTCGGAGATACCTCGGTTTTTTTGTTTGGGGGGTATCTTCGACTTGGTATCCTCGACTAAGGAGCTTGACAGTGAAAAGTTATCCACAGGCAGATGGATGGAAAGATGAGGAGCGCGTTTTGTGCAAAAACTGCTCGAACTTGGAGTCGAGGATACAGCAGTGGAATTTCAAGGCAGAGGAGTTTGAGAAGTTCCGCAGGGTCAACGACAAGGCTGGACAATGGATGTTTGAGGCCGTGCTGGTCAAGAACGGCTGGGCCAAGGTTTCGTTCAGTCAGGACTTTTGTACAAAGACCGACACTTTGTGCATTCCGGATAAAGTATTACACCATTGCCACATGTTCAGCGATGAGACTCCCGCAAGTGCAAGCGATTCCGTAGAATCACCTGCATGGTGGGAATTGACCTAAAACGCAAAAGACAAAGCATTGAGCACAAAGAACAGGTGCGACTGGTGCAGCGGGTCAGGGCGTTCTATCCGGATGTTCTGATTGCGGCCATACCGAATGGGGGTGACAGATCGGCCTCAGAGCGCGTCAGGCTGCATGGTGAGGGTGTACTGGCAGGGATGCCTGATCTGTGCGTCCTGAAGCGATCCAAGGGCTTTGGCGGGTTGTTTGTGGAGATGAAGACAAAGGTCGGGGTTGTCAGCAAGGAGCAAAATTGCATTGCAAAGCAATTGAACGATGAGGGCTACCTGTGCGTGATCGCACGATCAGCCGATGAGGGTTTCAAAATCATTGAGGAGTATTTGGCATGAGCCGTGACACATTGGCTGAGATAGCCGACCAAAGCGCTGCGAACATTGCGGCAGCACAAAGCAAAAAGGCTGAACTCAGCGTAGCCAACAAGGCTGTTCACAAGTTCGGGGGAGAGGATGCCGTACTCGAATACATTGCAAATGGCGGCACGACATCCGCGCTGTGCAAGTCATTGGGTGTGGCGGTTACGACATTTGACAGATGGATTGACAGAGGCGGCGACACGCGCCGCTCGGCCTACGCGCAGGCGCGTGCGCGTGGTGGGCAAAGTTTAGCAGAACAAACTATCGAGATTGCAGACGCTGCAACCATCCAAGAGGTGCAGCTTGCCAAGCTGCGCACCGATAACCGGCGCTGGCTGGCCGGCAAACTAAACGACCAGTACAGCGACAAGGCCGCGCCTCTGGTGAACATCGACCTTGGCAGCTTGGCACTGGACGCATTGAGGCATCGATCTGTCACGCCCGTAAACGGGGTTGTCAACGACACGATTGACGAGGGTTAACCCTCGGAATCTGGTGCTGGTGGCCGCCGGCTGGCCGCCGCCGCGCCGCGACCCCCCCCGTCCCGCGCCTGTCGGGGGGCGGCTGATGCGGCACTCAACACCCACCAACCCTCAATCCCTAAAAAAAATTTTTTTTAAAAACCTCTTGACAACCTGCCAACCTGCTACATAATTGCACTGTCAGTCAATAAATTAACAGGGAGAGCAACTTATGACAGTCTACGGGTATGTGAGGGTCAGCACTACAGAGCAGGTGGACAACACCTCAATGCAGGAGCAAAAGCGCCAGATCGAGGGCAACGCCCTAACGCACAACCTGGTGATCGACCAGTTCATTGAGGATGGCGGCGTCAGTGGCGCAGACCCCTTCTTTGCACGACTCAGCGCCAACAGCGTGACACTCCAACAAGGCGACACTGTGATCGTGGCCAAGCTGGATCGGTTCAGCCGTGATTTGCTGGATGCCTTGCAGTCGATCAAGAAGTGCAAGGAGCTTGGCGTCAAGCTGATCATCAACGGGCACGGGGATGTCACCGACTCCAGCAACATCTACGCGCAGTTGATGCTGGAGATCCTTTGCTCATTCGCAGGCCATGAGCGCAGAGTGCTCAAGGAGCGCCAGAAGCAGGGTCAAGCTGCCAAGCGCAAGGCTGGTGGCCATCTGGGTGGCAGCGCCAAGTTCGGGTATCGCATTGAGGGTGCTGGCCAAGCTGCCACCCTAGTGCCGATTCCCCATGAGCAGGCCGCGCTGGCGTATGCCAAGGAGATGAGGGCGACAGGAATTAGTTTTCGGGCAATATCGGCAATTTTAAAAACCAGCCACATGGTAGTTGTTTCGCACGAAGCAATCCGCAGGGCATTACAAGGAGAGACAGCATGAAGTTAATGCATGAACACATTACGGGACTATGCCGCCAGCCACTGGAGTGCTGGTACGAGTGGGAGGCCGCAGAGCCTGAAGTTAAAGAGGCAGGTGTAGTAATTGAGCCTGCTATCCCTGAACAGGTAATATTAATTGAGGTCTGGGTAAATGGCGCGGATATATTCGAATTAATCAGCGATGACATGAAGGAAGTTATTGAGATTGCGATTAAAGAGGATAGATATAAATGACGCCATTAAATCATGGCGGCAAAAGAAAGGGTGCTGGCAGACCTAGAATAAATATATCTATTGCCAGAGTATTAAAGTTATTCGATCAAGGAATAACTAAAACAGAGATAGCCAAGAGATTTGAAGTTAGTGATATGACAATTGGTCGAATTATTAAAAGGGAGAAACGATAATGTGGAAATATATGTGGACTGAATTGCGGTTGATGCTGAAAACTGTCACGCCAGCGCAGGCCGTGGCGCATGAACTCTTGCATGCCGAGCATGCGCTGCTGCAAGCCGAGAGTGGGGTCGAATATGCGACTGCGCTGGTGGCGTACAACAAGAATCGGGTGAAGCGCTTGAAGGCGTACTTGGCCAACACTGAGGAGGTGGCGACATGATCATAGGAAGAGTTACAACAGCAATCCCCGTTGAACAGCCTGCCATCAACGGCATGACCCTGCGCGACTACTTTGCGGCATCTTTCATCACCTCTGGGGTTGTGTTCAAAAATCTGTCATCAGGCAGCACAACGGATGAGGTGGCCGCGCAAGCGTATGCACTGGCAGACGCCATGCTGAAAGCGAGGCAAGCATGACCAGGATGTGCGACACGGGTTATCGTGAATGCCCACGCCAACCGGAATGCGGCATGGACTGCCATTTCACCGATGCGGGGCTGGAGACGGAGACGCGCAAGGTCAAGCCGTATCCGGCAGTGCCTGATGACATTGAGCCAGTGCCGGAAACTTGGCAGATGATTGGCAGTGTTTTAGTTGGCTTTGTGCTGGTGGCGCTGGTGGTGATAGCGGCCATGATGTTCTTTACGGGGCTTTGGATTTGGAGTCTGCTTATATGAAAAAGAGCCTACACCTGAGAACTGAGTTCTTGCCGCGCAAGTGGCCCTGCTTTGCCATTGGGTTTTTTAGCAGTGGTGACGAGTTCGTGCTGCACCTGTACCTTGTGTGTTTTAGTATTCGATGGGGGTATTGATATGAAAAAGAGCTACATCACAGGGAAAAACCACGACTTCTACGACAAGGGCAAGGCGATGTTTGACCGGATACAGGTGTTGCCTGAGCATCAAGCCATTACCCAAGCCATTCCTCAGATTCCTCAAGAGCATTCCTCAAACCGGCAGTGGGTCGGTCTGACCGAGTGGGAGCGCGAGGCTATTGCGCTTGAGTGTGGGGCCATGTCTGCCGACTGGCTGGTGTTCATGGAGGCTGTGGAACGGGCTTTGAGGGAGAAGAACGCATGACACAAGAAGACATCATCCGCATGGCGCGGGAGGCTGACCCTAAAGCCAACCTTAGTGAGCCGTATTGTCTTGACCACGAAACAAGGGCGTGGCTTGAACGCTTTGCCGAGCTTGTCGCAGCAGCAGAGCGTGACGAGTGTGCGAAGTTGGTTCACGATAATGCGCTGGCATGTGACCCCGGCTCGATGTTGCAGACCTATCTGGCCAGCAACGCTGCCGCCATCCGAGCAAGGGGGAACACATGACCCAAGACGAAATGCAAAAGGTCTGGGACGCACTGCGCTCCATCTACGGCAGCGACCTGACCGCCGCTACGCTGGTGGTGCTGGTCAAAGATGGCGACACGGCTGTGAAGTTCGGGTCGTTCCACTTTCCACAGGAGACAAAAGAATGAACAACATGACCGTCATCGCGCTGCCAGCCAGCGTCAACTACACAGCAGAGCAAGCGCTGAACTCAGCCCTAATGAAGGAGCTTACGGACGTGCTGGTGCTGGGCTACGACTCCGCAGGCGTGCTCATTGTCAGGTCGTCAAAGATGACCCGCGCCGAGGGCTTGTTCATGACCAAGAAAGCCGAGCAGTGGGTTATGGAAGGAGGCTTGGAATGAACAAGAAACTGCACCTGATAACTGAGTTCTGGCCCCGCAAGTGGCCCTGCTTTGCCGTGGGGTTCATAGCCAGTGGCAATGAGTTTGTGTTGCACCTTTGGCTAGTGTGTTTCCGTGTTCGGTGGGGGTATTGATATGACTAAAGACGAAGCACTGAAGCTGGCGCTTGAGGCGCTGGAGTCAATCGAATGGCACGGGGCCGGGTCTTGCTGGGTGCTGGACGACGAGAAAGTGGAGAGCGCCGAAGCCGCCCTGCGCGAAGCTGTGGCACAGCCAGACGAGCGCAACTTCTGCCCCCGCTGCGGCAAGCGCACTGCTTTTTTTGACCTGACCGCAATTCACACATGCACACCACCACAGATCGACCCGAACAAGTGGGCCTTTGACAATGGGTTAGAGTCCACATGATCAAAAAAAATGTCTTTGCCGAGTGGGTTGAGCGATACCACAATGACCCCGTGCTGTTTGTCAAGGAGGTGCTGGGCGTAGACCCAGACCCGTGGCAAGAGCGTTTTTTGGGGGCGATTGCCCGTGGGGATCGAAAGATCAGCGTGCGAAGCGGCCACGGGGTGGGCAAATCTACGGCAAGCTCATGGGCGATGCTCTGGTACTTTATGACCCGCAGCCCTGTCAAGGTGGTGGTCACCGCGCCGACCAGCAGCCAGCTTTATGACGCCATGTTTGCGGAGTTGAAGCGCTGGATCAACGCGATGCCCGTGCCATTGCAGAGCCTGCTGACTGTCAAGCAGGAAAGGATTGAGTTCAACGCTGCGCCCACGGAGATGTTTATCAGTGCCAGGACATCACGGGCCGAGCAGCCCGAGGCTTTGCAGGGCATTCACTCTGAGTATGTGATGCTGGTGGCCGATGAGGCCAGCGGCGTGCCGGAGCAGGTGTTCGAGGCGGCGGCTGGATCGATGTCTGGCCACAATGCTGTCACCCTGCTGCTGGGCAATCCGGTGCGGAGCAGCGGGTTTTTCTACGACACTCACACAAGGCTGGCCGGCGAGTGGACAACCTTTCAGGTGGCATGCACCGACTCGCCACGGGTGAGCGATGAGTATGTCAAAGAGATGGCCATGCGCTACGGCGAGGAGAGCAATGTCTACCGGATTCGGGTAATCGGTGAGTTTCCAAAAGGGGACGATGACACTGTCATCCCGATGGATCTGCTGGAGAGTGCGCTGCACAGGGATGTGGCTGCATCGAAGTCAGCGCCGATGGTCTGGGGGCTGGATGTGGCGCGGTTTGGCTCGGACAGGTCGGCGCTGTGCAAGCGGCAGGGCAATGTGGTCACCGAGAGCATCCGCACTTGGAAGAATCTGGACTTGATGCAGTTGACGGGGGCGGTGGTGGCCGAGTTCAATGTGCTTGCGCCGAGCGAGCAGCCAAGGGAGATCCTGGTGGACAGCATCGGTCTGGGCGCTGGGGTGGTTGACCGGCTGCGGGAGTTGGGCCTGCCGGCGCGGGGGATCAATGTCTCAGAAAGCCCAGCGATGGGCGGGACTTACCGCAACCTGAAGGCCGAGCTTTGGTACAAGGCCAAGGCGTGGCTTGAGGCGCGGGACTGCAAACTGGCCAAGGATGAGGTGCTGATCAGTGAGTTGGCGACAGTGCGCTACACCTTCACCAGCAATGGCAAAATTGCCATTGAGGGCAAGGATGAGATCAAAAAGAGGGGTCTGCCGTCACCGGACAAGGCCGATGCCTTTGTTTTGACCTTTGCAAGTGACGCTGTGGCGGGGATGTTTGGGTCGGCTGCCAGCAGCAAGTGGAGTCAACCCTTACGCCGAAACCTATCAAGAACTGCATAATTGGACATTCACAACCAGGGGGATTTATGAAGATGATGACCAAGGCTCAAAAGAAGGTCGGCAAGGTGATGGGCGAGTTCAAGTCGGGCAAGCTGACTTCTGGCGGCAAGCCGGTCACCAACCCCAAGCAGGCGGTGGCCATTGCCATGTCTGAGGCCAAGCTGCCCATGCGCGGCCAGCGCACGGCAAAGAACAAGGCGAGAAAATAATGGCCACGCTACAACGCACCATGAGCCAAGTCATGGACAAGGAAGAGGGCGAGGACATGAGCGAAGGCGAGAACTGTCCGATGCCCACGCAAGACATCACCTTGAACTTGAAGAATCGAGCCAAGGCGATCACCACAGCGGCCTACGGCCCTGAGAATCCCAAGCTGCCAAACGAGGCTTTCTGGCGCAAGAAGGCCGACCAGTGGGATGTGAGCATTGACGATTCAAAGCAAAGCCTGTGCGGTAACTGCGCGGCATTCAATGTTTCCGACAACATCAAGGCATGCATTGCCCAAGGCATCGGCATGGAGGCTGACCCGTGGGGAACGATCAAGCTGGCAGATCTGGGCTACTGCGAAATCTTTGACTTCAAGTGCGCGGCCAGCCGGACATGCGATGCATGGGTGGTGGGCGGCCCAAACACGGGCGAGCAAGAGGGTGAAGACATGGACGAGGGAGACGAAGAATGAAAGGTCTATATGCAAACATTCATGCAAAACGCGAAAGAATCGCTGCTGGCTCTAAAGAAAAAATGCGAAAGC